TTATTAATTCAGGCAAGTATTGAACTATACGAAGAACAAATACAGGAACTTAAATTAAATTTTTAGTGAAAAAAGATGAAATTCCATTACCAATAGGTATTAAAGGAAGATTATTGGAAATATGTTACGAAAGGTATGGTATAAAAGATTTCAATGAATTAGCTAAAATATATTATCCTAATACAAAATTTACATTTATGAATTATCAATGGTGTTCCGCAAATGGATTTTTATTTCCAGTATTTAATATGTCAAAAAAACATATAACTAATACAATTAATTGTTTATCTGGAAAAACAAAAACTAATTATATACCAGATGAACATTTTGTAAAATGTCATCCAAGAAATCTAAATAGAGAAGAATGGATTAATGTTTTTTTAGAAGAATTAAGAGATAGATTACAAATAAAAAAAAATAAATTAGTATGAAACCAGTAAAAATGAACGGGTTTATGTATTATTTTGAGGTGTTTATTACTTCTAATGAACCCTTTATACTAATGTCAACAACCGAACATCCCAGCGAAGGATTAAGTAAAATATATTTTTTGCGTAAGTATAGTATGAAATACGCAATGGAAGATTTTGTAAGATATGAAGCAAATGTAAAAGAACGTAACACACACAGAGAAAATGAAATGCGTTAATTGCTCAAAACTTTTCACAATAACAATTCACAGGGGCAAATTTGGGCAACCACTTTGCCCCTATTGTTTATCATTTAATAAAAATAAAAATGTCACAAAGAAACAAAGATCTCCCAGCAATGCCAGTCCATCCAATGCAAGACAAGTTTGGTCAAGTGATCCTGATGGCGGGAATGTCAAAGCTTGAAATAACTGCACTTAACATTCTTTCAGCACAATTAAGAAAAAACAAAATTGAAGATCTATCCCCTGAAGATATTACATACTTAATTAAGGAAGCTTACAATATTGCAGATGAATTTTGTGCATTTATTGAAAAAAGTGAAAAGGAAAGTAGTATAATAATTTAAAAAGTGTAAACCAATGACAAATGATCTACACGACAAATTGTTATCCCGAAAATTTAAGCAAAACTACACGCCACCAGATGAAAATATAATTTTTACTATTGATGGTAAAAATATAGGTTGTTTGCAAAGTTTTGTTTGTTTTCAAGGATTGCCTAAAGCTGGCAAAAGTACATTTATAACAAGTGCTATTGCTTCAGCATTTACTACTTGGGATATATTTGGAATGAAATTAAAATTTCCATCTAACAGAAAGCGGATATGTTATGTTGATACAGAAAGTTCAGATTTTGATTATTACAGAGTGCTGGACAGGATCAGAACACAAATAATAACTGATCATTTACCCCACAATTTTGATAGTTTTTTATTCCGGGAAGATAGTCCGAATGAGATTCAGCAAATGATAGAACTTTATTTGCAAGAGAATCCCGATTGCTCAATTTTAGTTTTGGATGGTATATTAGATCTTATTTCAGATTTCAATTCAGTAGAGCAAAGTTTTTATTTAATTCAATGGTTAAAAAAAATAACTAAAATTCACAATTTATTAATTCTTTGTGTTTTGCATTTAGGTAAAAAGGATCAAAATAGTATAGGTCATATTGGATCCTACCTTGACAGGAAGGCGCAATCAGTATTAAAAATTGAAAAAAACAAGGAAAATAAAACTATTGATCTTTCTGCTACATTTTTAAGGTCAAGTGATGAATTTAACCCAATTTCCATTTATTATTCAGGCACCAGCTGGACACAGGCACATAATAATAAAGAAAACACAGGAACCTATATTTTTGGGATGGAAAAGACAAGCCTAATTAACAGAATATTATATGAACCTCGTAAATATTCTGATATGTTAGCTGACCTTGAGGAATTTACTGGCAAGGGATCAACAACTTGTAAAAAAGTATTAAAAGACTGGTTGCTGGATAGATCTATTATAAAGTATGGTGAATTGTATAAACAAAAATAGGATCAGTTTCCTGATCCTACCTTGACAAATGATCCTTCTTAACGAAAAACCACTTTCCCTTCATTGTAAAAATAGAAAATTTCTAACAAATGAAACTTTTTACTGCCATTATTTTTTTTAAACCTGAAACTGGAATTGCACCCCGAAAATATCGGAATATTAACAACGTGGATAATCTGCTCAAATTTGCCTTAAAAAGCGGTGGATGGTACGTGAACCTATATTGCAAGATAAGTAAGAAATTTGAGGGCAGAGAATACCTTACAGAAGCATTGTAACAAAGAACAACACTGCATACAAACGTAAAAGGGGCAATTTGCCCCTTTTTCTATTGTCAAAGGTGAAGGAAAAGTGATTTAGATGAATGTTGGTCAGTTTAGGTCAGTTTTACTCTTGGTCAAAATGGTTCAGGAAAGGGGGGTAGGACACCCGCCCCCCTATAGGGGGGCGGGTGTACCTATATACTGACCCACTTTCTGACCTTGTCTGACCTAATGTTTGTTTTTTTGAATAATATTTAATAATTTTGGATAATTATTTGAAAATTTTGAAAATGAGGAATTTCATTTTAATTGGTTTAGCAGCGTTAACTGGATATTATTTTATCAGTAAAAGTCAACTTGCTGGAAAAACAAAATTGATGTTTAAAAAACTTGGTTTTGCCAATAAAAAATTTCAATTAACTTTTGGAGTCCAGAACCCCACTGGACAAACTGCTAATATTTCTGCTATTACTGGTGAAGTTTATTTAGGTGATAAATTAATTGCTGATTTTTCTAATTTTGGTGATCAGAAAATTGCTGCAAGGTCTGAATCTGAACTTAAAATACAAGCTTCACCTACTATTGGCATACTCCAGCTGATCAGCACAAAAGGATGGTTAAAGAAAGGGTTAAATTATACAATTAAGGGAACTGGCAATTTTGATGGGTTAGTGGTTCCGTTTAACTATAAAGCGAATCTGATATAATGCAGAAAAATATACTTTTGGGTAGGTTGAAAAGTTTTGGGGGAAACTCTAAAATGATTGTTAGGGATCAACAAGTCCCTGATATTATTTCCGCTATGTTGTCTGCTCATAAAATGTACGCTGGTGAATATGATAAAATTAGTCAAGATTTTTATTCAGGTGATGGGGTACAAACTGCGAAGAAATTGTTTGAATTTCTTAAAAAAAATGTCCAGTATAAAATTGAATCTGACAAGTCGCAAAGGATAATGTCCCCAAGTGCGATTTTATCTTTAGGAAAAAATGACTGCAAAAATTATGCACTTTTTATAATGGGTGTATTGGATAGTTTAAAACGCAAAGGATTAATTGATAATAAAATTTATTATCGTTTTGCTTCTTACAAATTGCTTGATGAAATTCCGCACCACGTTTTCGCAGTTATTCAGGATAATGAAGGAAACGAATATTTTATTGATCCTGTGCTATCAACATTTAACGAAAGAAAAACTTACTATCATAAAATAGATAAAATTCCCAGTATGCCACTATATTCGGTATCCGGTATTGGTCAAACTAAAAAGAAAGCTGCTGCTAAAGCTGCTGCTCCAGTACCAAAAGAAAAAAAGAAAATAGTTCTTAAAATTGCACTTGCTCCAGCAAGGGGATCCTTTCTTTTGTTGGTAGGTCTTAATTTTATGGGATTAGCAACAAAATTAAAAACTGCTTTTGATAACAGGGCAGATGAAACACAAAACTGGTGGAAAAATTTAGGCGGAAACCCGAATGAACTTTTGAGAAAAGTTGAACAAGGGGCAAAAAAGAAACGTATTGCTGGACACGAAGTTGAATTTAATTCTGAAGGTCAAATCGGTGTTGTTGCTACTACTGCTGCTGCTGCTTCCGCTACTGCTGCACCTATACTGATTAAATTAGCTGAATTTTTGTCTAAATTGGGTATTGATGTAAAGGAAGTTAGCGAAGTAGGCAAAAGGGTATTGGCAAAACAAGTTAAAAATGTAGTGGAAAAGAAATTGCAATCTGATTCAAGGATGGAACAGGCTTCAATGGATGAAGTTGATCGTATTGTAAACCAAACTGATAATTATAATGCTGACGGATCTAAAAAAATGAATTATCTACCCATTGTTATAGGTGGTGCGGTAATTATTTACTTAATTAGTCGCCAAAAATAATTACTTTTCCTTCACCTTTGATATGTATAACAAATATCCAGTAAAGGCATCAAAAAACGCAAGTAAAGGATATCTTTTAAATCTTATGAAAGGAAGTTGTAAAAATGCAACTGGAGTGAAAACGGCATTAAAGTTAATGAATAGGGAAAGTTTAAATGAAAATTTTGTAAAAAAAATATATTCATTTTTAAAAAGGGCAAAAGTTTATGTTGGGGAAATAGATAAATGTGGATATATAAGTTATCAATTATGGGGCGGTGATGAAATGCTTAAATGGTGTGAAAAAACATTAAAAAAATGATAAATTATAAAAAAGAAGAATTAAGATATGAACAGATAGCATTGTTTCTATCCGTTACTGCATTAATTATTGGTTTTTTAAGATATCAAGCTAAAATAAAACAAATAAAATGACACAGGCACAAAAAATAGCAAAGGAAAAATTTAAAAAAGCGATTGCATACAGGAAAAAAACTGGTGCAACTTTAAAAGAAGCATTTGCATTTGTTTATGGTAGGAAGGTAAGTCCTGTAAAAAAGAAAGCTGCTGTAAAAAAAGTTGGTGCAGTTAAAAAGAAAGCTGCATCAAAAAATATTAATGTATTGAATAATAAAAGTATTGTAAGTGGTGTTGGTAATATTGTAAGTAAAACAATGAAAGATATTTCTGATACTAAAAAAATTATTTTAGATCAATCAGAACTTTTAGAAAGATTACAAGAATCTTATAAAAAATCTAAAAGCAAAATAAATAAAGAATTATTGATGATGGATATAAAAACATTAAAAAATAATTTTATTCCACACAATAAAAGATATTTAAAATCATTACAAGTTTCTTTGAAAAAAAGTATTTAAAAATCTTGGGATTGCTCCCACTAAACAAAAAAAACAAAAAAAATGGCACGTAGAAAAAAAAGGTCTGCACCCAGCCGTAGGAGAAAATCTCGCAAAATGGGAGCAATGGATAAATCTTTCTTTATGGATGCACTTGGATTGGTTGCTGGTGCAGCTGCTGCAAGGGTTTTGACAAGTTCTGGAAAAATTCTTCCAAACATTGACGCAAAAATTAAATCTGCTGCGGTTATTGCTATTGGTGCATATTTTCCCAAGCTTGTTCAAGGTTCTGTTGGTGTTGCAATTGGTAATGGAATGATTGCCTCTGGTGGTCTTGGTCTGCTGCAGTCAACTGGAGTACTTGGACAAATTGATAACGCAATGTCAATTCCTGTTTCCGTAATGGCTGGTGATGATCTTAGTGTAATTTCAGGATATTCTGAAGATAACCTTTCAGTAATTGCTGGAATGGATGAAGAATATTCATTTTAATTAAAATTTTTAAAAAACAAACAAAATGGCAACACAACACGGACAAAGGCTTGTTTTTGACAATGCCAAGAATCTCGTTAACAATGCTGGATTTTCTGCTGGAACAGCAGTTCTTTCACAGTCTTATATTCGTTCTGAAGTAGCAATGTCTACTACAACTACTTCATATCAGATTCCTATCCTGGTTAACAGTGTAGGTGCTGGTACAAATTTTGCAACGAATAATCTTCTTAATCTTCAGGATGCTTTCGTGGTTAGCAGTATAGGGGTCTTCGTAGCAATTCCAGCTGCATCTACTACAACTGCATTTAAACTTTTTACTTATCCAAGTCCAGTTGCTATCTCTACTTCTGGTGCTGCTGATGCTTTGTATAATCTTTACAATGGTAAATTGGCAGTTGTGGTAAATAACAGGCAAATTGTACCTTCTTGGGATCTTTACAGGCATTTGTATGTTCCACAAACCCAACAGGGACACGCTGCAACTGCAACTACTATTGACCAGAATGATGCTACTGAATTTGGTTACTATCCAACTGAACCAAACATTGTGTTAGTAGGATCTAAAAACAATGTTATTACATTAGAACTGCCCGGTGCTATTTCAGTTTTACAGGCAGCAACTGCCCCACGAATTGTTGTTATTATGCGCGGTATCCTTGCACAAAATGTTACTCCAGTTAGATAATTGGAAAAACCTGTATTGGAAAGGGGGATGCCACAGTAAATCCAGAACCCCTATTTTTTATTTTCTAAAATAAAACAAATGAACAAAGTCCAGAATTACGAATTTATTGAGGTTGTTGTTCCACAGTCATCTACAGGAACCCGTTTCTATTTTCCTGATCAACCCCAGTTGCGTTTTGTTTCCTTGCTTAATCTTGTTTGCTATACTGCTGATACAGTAACTAACAGTGTATTGTCTGGTAATGCTTTGCTGACATTGGCAAACCTAAAAACAACTTATTTGGTACTTTATTATAATGATAAAGAATCAGTAAACCGTATTCCTGTACTTGAACTTAACAGGGTTGTTTCTAATGCTGCTACTGCTGCATATAGCTTTGATATTACCCCATTTGCTGGTCAGCAAATTATTTGGGCAAAGTCTTATATTCAAACACCTACTGCTTATGCTTCAATTAGTGCTGCTAATTTTAGTGTATGTTTTGGGGTTTATTATGCCTAATTAATACACTTTTCCTTCACCATTAATATTAATTGTATGGCAACTTGGAAACCTGAACTGCACAACGCTGAAGATATTTTGAATTATTACGATCAGTATGATGATTCAGGATATAGCGTATATGCTGGTCATAAACCTGATCAAGCTTACTGCCGTTTTACTTACACTGGAGCAGACAAGCTTTTAGGAAGGGAAAAATTACAGGAAGCATTGTTATCTGTTCTATCCAATCCTGACAATACAAATGTTTATTTGCTTCAAATTTTAGGCAATAAAGGTAAAAAAACGGAAGTACTTAATTCAATTACTTTCCAGCTGAACAAAACACAAAGTATAATGCCATATCAACAGATGGGAGCATATCAACCCAATATGATGAATGAAATAAATGCTTTGAGGTCTGAAATTGCTGCTCTGAAAATGCAGCAAGATATGGAAGAAGATGAAGAAGAAGAACCTGAAGAAGAAAATTTCCTTGCTGGTTTAATGAAAT